GGGTGGGATGCTGTAAGCTGTAGGTGATGCGTTTCGCCGCGTCATGCTCGATGGGTCCCGAGGTTTAACCCACGCCTCGGGACCCGATTCCCATACTCCCCTAGCATGGCCTTCGGCCGCGCTAGGGGTTTGCTTTGTGTCAAGGGGGAAGGATGACGCGCAAGACATGAAGGAAGGAATTTCCCGCAGGTATCGATGGCGCTGATTTCGGTAATATGAGCGATGCGAGCAAGGCGGAGGAGGCCAAGGCATGAGTGACGGAAGCGGAAGCATTCGGGACCGCATCGTGGAGCTGGTTCGAGTCAGGGCGGGGGATCTGATCCCGAATCCCGACTCAGTCGCTTTGTGACTCATACGATGGAGGCCTTACATGGCTCAGCACACAACTAGGCCTCAGATGATCAAGGCAACCGAGCGGCGTCTTTATGTTCTGGGCCTGCGCCGTTCTGGCGCGACCTATCGTGATATTGCTGCGGCCGCAATTGAGAGGTTCGGTGTGGAGGCGCTGCCGAAGGGCTACGGTTACCGTTATGCTTGCAACGATGTAATGACTGAGCTGGGCAAGCTAGAAAAGCTCACTCAGGGAATGGCTGCGGAGTTCCGAGAGCTGGAGCTCTTGCGGCTAGACAGGATGGAAGAGGCTATCTGGCCCTTTGCGCTGGGCATCGGTGGTAAAGAGGGGGATCTTCCTCCTATCCCTAGCTTGGGCGCGATCGATCGGGCTATTCGCATTGGAGAGCGCAGGGCGAAACTCCTGGGGCTTGATGCCCCGGTGAAGGTGGCGCCTACAGACCCGGAGGGCAAGAGTGAGTACAGCGGCGGAGGTGTTGGAGATGATGAGCGGGCCAAACGGCTATACCAGATGGCCCGAGACTTGGCAACAGAAACTAGCGAAACTCCTGGACGGGCGGCCGATGTGGGTTCCCCAGAGGGGCCCCCAGACTAGGGCCTATTATAGCGAAGCATTTGAGACGCTATACGGGGGGCAGGCTGGCGGGGGCAAGAGCGACCTGCTGCTCGGGCTGGCACGCCAGGAACACAAGTATTCGCTGCTCCTGCGGCGCACGTATCCGGAGCTAGAGGACTCGCTGATCCTCCGAGCGTTCGAGTTTTACGGAGAGCGGCGATTCTACAATGGCTCCCGGCATGACTGGAGCTGGCCAGGGCGACGGGTCCGGTTCGGGCATATGGAGCAAGTCTCGACCGTCCATCGATACCAGTCCGCGGCCTTTGACCTGATCGGGTTTGATGAGCTGACCGGATTCCCAAGGGCAGCCTACATGTATATGCTGAGCCGGGCCAGGACCACGATCAAGGGGCAGAGGGTCCAAGTGGTTGGGTGCACCAACCCCGGCGGCGAGGGCAATGATTGGGTCATGGAGCGCTGGGCAGCCTGGCTCGACCCCGGCTACAATGCGGTGTGCGGAGAGGGGGACCGAATCGGGCCGGCCCAGCATGGGGAGCTGAGGTGGTATGTCCAGTTTCCGAGCGAGCGGCGCGATCGGGCCTGGCCTGACGGGGAGCCGTTTCAACACGAGGGGAAGCTGCTGCGGCCGACCTCCCGCACGTTCATACCGGCGGAGTTGGAGGATAATCCCCAGCTAGTCGAGGCAGATCCCGATTATCCGGGGAGACTGCAATCACTGCCGGAGCCCTATCGGTCACAGCTCGCGGAGGGCGATTGGCAAGCCGGGCTGACTGATGATGCGTACCAGATCGTGCCCACCGCGTGGATCACCGCAGCGATTGAGCGAGGGCGGAAGATGGCCATTCAGGGGTACCCGACAACGCTGGGGGTGGACGTGGCCAGGGGCGGGGATGACCAGACCGTAATCGCGCAGAGGTACAGCGGGCCGGACGGGGACATCATAGGGCCGCTGATCAAGATTCCAGGGCGGGCCACGCCGAACGGCCAAAGTGTTCTGACGCTGATCCTGGCGGCCGCTCCTGCAGGGACACCGACGAATATTGACGTGATCGGGATTGGCGCCTCTGTCTACGATCTGGCGCTGGGGGCCAAGCTGTCAGCCTACGGGGTCAACGTCGCTGAGGGCTCGAGACAGACCGACAAAAGCGGGCGGCTCAAGTTTACAAACGTGCGGGCCGAAGGCTACTGGCGGCTCCGCGAGGCTTTGAGCCCGTCGGCTACTCGCAAGTTGGCACTGCCAGACGACCGGGAGTTGCTGAACGATCTCAGGGCCACACGCTGGAAGATGTCTACCAGTGGAGTTTCGATTGAGAAAAAAGAGGACATCAAGACGCGAATCATGCGTAGCCCTGACTGCGCCGACGCTGTGGTGCTGGCCCTGTTCGACCGAGGGCCGTCTGCCATCATTATCTAGGAGGTGCCCATGCTAGGAGATAAGCGCAGTGGCTAAGCAGCCTGTGCACCTGGCTGGGGGGGCCCTACCGGCGGGCAAGCAGATGACGCTGGATGACCTCAGCCGGTTCTGGGGGCAGGGCGGAGGGGAGTCAGGCTCTGAGCTGATCACCTCGACCCCGGCGGCCTATTCTCTCGTGGCCTGGGTCTACCGAGCGACACGGATCCGGTCGAATGCTATGGCCGGAATGCCATACGGTCTACATAGGGGCTCCAGCGAGAGAGACGCCACTAACCCGTTCACCCAGACCGATATGCGAACCCTCCTGTGGCGGACCGAGGCGGCGCGCTGTCTATACGGCGCGGCGTTTTGGTATAAGCGGCTAGAAACGGGAGAGCTGATCTGGCTGAACCCTCGGAGCGTCAAAGTCATGCCGGGCCCATTCGGACCCGGTGCGTTCCGCTACACCACCTCAGGGCAGGAGATTGTCTACTTGCCAGATGACATTGTCTACCTGCCCTATTGGAACCCGACCGATGACATACAGCCAGGGCCAGCCCCTGCGGCCGTGGCCATGGAGCCCGCCAACCTCGGGGCCGGAATGAATGAGTATGCGGCGCGGTTCTTTGCACACGGGGCGATTACGTCCGTCATTCTGAGCTCGGATCAGATAATCCCTGCGCCCGAGATTGAGAGAGTGCGCACCGTCTGGAACCGGCTATATTCGGGACTCCGGAATGCCTGGCGGACAGTCGTGCTGAACTATGGGCTCAAGCCTACGTTGGTTGGGCAGAAGATCAACGATCTGGCCATGCCGGATCTGTCCAAGGAGGTCCAGCTCCAGGTCGCGGCCGCGTTCGAGATGACCCGCGCCTACCTTGTCGGAGAGGCCACGAACCGGGCCACCGATGAGGAGGAGACACTCAAGTTTTACACCAACACGGTGATTCCCACCTCGGAGCTGCTTGAGTCGTCAATGAATCTTCAGCTCTGGGAGCCGATGGGCCTACGCTGGGCGTACAAGCCCGAGGATCTGGAGGCCATCCAGCGCAACGAAGCGGAGAAAGCGACCGGCTACGTGGGGCTCATGGATCAGGCAGTTTTTCAGTTCGAGTCCGGGGTCCTGACCCGTGACCGGGCGGTGTGGGCAGTCGAGAAGCTGTGGTCAAGTATCGGCTTAGAGTTCCCTAAGGAGCTAAAGGATGAGGAGCCCGAGGAAGATCCGGAGCCTACTCCGGAGGATGACACCGGGGCGGATGACGAGACTGGAGAGGGCGGAGAAGGGGCTTCGGAAGGAGCGGCGGGTGAGGAGCTGGCGAAGGGGATGGCGTCGCAGGCGGTAAGACAAGAGCTGCGGCTCCTGAGAAAGCTGGTCAAAAAGAAGGGGGCCGACAAGACAGTGGCCAACGGATTCCGGAGCGGAGTCATTCCACCGGCGCAGGTGTCGCTGATCATGGCGGAGGTTGGCCGGTTGGGGGATGCTGGATCTGTCGCGTTCCTAGATGACCTGATAGAAGGCAAGGAACCGATGCCGCCGCGGCCGGGATCCGATGAGCCGCGGCTACCTCTGCCCGCAGTGGAGGAGGACATCACCGCGGACGATATGGACAGGGCGATTCGAGCCTGGGACCTGGCGATACCCAACCTGGCTGGCATAATGGAGGCCGACGTGGTAGGCAGAACGGATTACGACGGCGATGCCTAGCCCATTCGTCTTTAACGTCCCAAGCGCTCGATACCGGCGTAGGTCCACCGGGCGATTCGTCGCCCAGTCTGAGATCCTGGCAGCGCGGGACGAGTTCGCAGACATCAAGGCGCTGGAGGTCGACCGACTGACCCGCAGGATTAACGCGGGAACAATCACGTTGAACGCCTGGGAACAGGGGATGCGCGACAACCTCAAAGACGGCCACATCGCGGAATACATGCTCGGCAAGGGTGGCAAGAATAATATGACCCAGAGGGATTACGGGCTGCTGGGTCGCAGGCTCAGGGACCAGTATCACTACCTCCGGGGGTTCACTAACGATCTGGCGGAGGGCCGGTTGACTGAGCGCCAGGCGCTCGCGCGGGCGCAGATGTACGCCAACTCTGCGGTGGCTATGTTCGAGAAGGGACGCACCGAGGCGATGGGGATGCCTCCGCTGCCCCAATATCCGGCCGATGGGCAGACTATTTGTCTCACGAATTGCAGGTGTCACCTCGACATCACGACGCGGGATGAGCAGTGGGACGTGTTCTGGGTTCTGGGAGAGGCGGAGCATTGTGAGGATTGCGTGAGGCTGAGTGAAACCTGGGCGCCGTTCGTGGTGCCCAGGGTGATGAGGACGGTGTCCGCATGATGAGGCTGACGGTGACAATCGATGATGAGGACCTCCAGCAAGCTCTCGAGGAACTGATCGAGATGCCCAGGAAGGTCTACAAGACCGTGGCCCGCCAGGTCAGCGACATCGGGCAGGCCGCCTTTGACGTGGCCACCAAGACGTGGGAGTCAAAGCCGGATGTGCAGATTTATTCTGAGGTCGGGGCGGGGCTCGCGGGTGGGCAATGGCTGATGTATGTAAGCCTGACCCCGCGAGGTATCCCGTACCTCTGGGTCGATCAAGGGACGCGGGGCCCGTATCCAATCGTAGCCAAGCGAGCGAAGGCACTGGCGTTCCGATCCGGCTACAATGCCAAGACCCGGACACCGGGAGCCCTGCCAGCTATCGGCGGGGGGCCGGTGGGGGCTATGGTATTCAGACAGAAAGTCACCCATCCGGGGCTACGGCCGCGGTTCATCACGCGCACGGTGGGCGAAGTTGTGGAGCGGGAGATGGGCCCGCTGTTCGAGAATGAGGTGTATAATGAGGTTGACAGGGCCTGGGCCTGAGAGGAGGACGAATGCCAAAAATCTATGAGGACCTGATCCTGAGTATGGGAGGTGCGGTCAAGGCGCTTGACGATAAGGGCAAGATCGGTGGCGTCCTGGTGAGGTTCACTGACGCCAAGCATCGGGATCTTGACGGCGAGTATTTCACCGACAAGACCTACCTCGGGGCCAAAGATGGACAGGGGGCCGAGTGTACCGTTCATCATGGGATGCCACTGGGTAAGGGACAAGAGGCTGAGGATCTGGCGGATCATTGGCTGGCACCTCTCCACACAAGCCGGTTGGACGTGGGCATTGCGGCCGAGACGATTCTGGACCTGGCCGACGAGTACGAGAGCATGCTGTTCGATCTCGTGAAGGCCGGCAAGCTGGGTTGGTCCAGCGGTACCGCGGGCCATCTAGTGAAGGTGACAAACGATGGGGAGATTACCCGCTGGCCCATCATTGAGGGCTCACTGACGCCCACACCAGCGGAACCCAAGAACATGATTGCCACCCTGAAATCAATGCGTGATCTGTGGGCAGGGGGCGCAGACTCCCAGGACAAGACCGACGGGGAGAAAGGCGACCCGGACCACGAGGACGATAAACCCAAGAAAGCAACCAAGAAGCACACAACTGGAGGTGTTAGAATGAGCAAGCTGGTTATGTTCCCCATCGGGGGCAAGTTCTATGTATACCTGGTCGACGCCGAAGGCGAGAGGGCCGCTGATCCTCTGGAGGCGTTCGATAAGGCGGAGGATGCGCAAGCGTTCATCGCTGACGAAGCCACTCCGGACTGGCTGAAGGCCATGAAGCAGTTCCAGGAGGCCGCGGACCAGCGGCTGGTCAAGATTCTGGAGGGTGTGAGTGGGGGCGCAGGGCAGCGGCCAATGGTCGACACCCTGAGGGCTCCACAGCACACCGCCGCGGCGCAGGTGATCGATCCGGTCACGCGGCAGGCGTATCAGGCCGAACCCTGGCAAGCGCTGACTGAGAAGCGGCTCGGGGGCGAGTATTCGCTCCATGATTTCGTCATGGCGGTTGCTAGACACGACGAGAGCGCGCTGTTCAAGATGGGCGCTGGCCGGAAAGATTTTGACGACCCCAAGGCGGGATCTGTCATGGACCCTGGCTCGGGACAAGTCACCAAAGACACCAAGGTTCTGGGCGACCAGACCGGAATCGAGGGAGGGTTCCTTGTCCCGGCCTCGTTCATACCGGACCTGATCCGGATTGACCCCGAGTCTGAGGTGATCTGGCCCAGGTGCCGACGTTGGCCAATGCAGACTAACAGCGTCACCTGGCCGTCGCTTTCGATGGCAGGCTCGACGCCTGGCCAGACTAACACCACTGGCGGCGTCCATGCCCACTGGACCGAGACGGGCACGACCAAGCATGAAGATGAGCCCGAGTTCGGGCAGTTGGAGATCGTGGCTCACGAGCTGAGCGTCTATACCGAAGTCAAGAACGCGCTGATCCAGGGCTCTCCGCTGTCTGTGACGGCTATCATCCAGACGCTGTTCGGCGAGGCGCTGAGGTTCGAGCGAGACGAGGCGTGCTTGGACGGTACCGGGGTCGGGATGCCATTCGGTATCATCGACAGCCCTGGGACGCTGGTCCTGACGCGAGACACTGCGAACCACGTTTTGTATGAGGACCTGGTCCACCTGATGGCGCACCTGCTGCCCAGATCCTACGGATTCAGCTTCTGGGTCTGCAATGTTCTCCTCTGGGAGGAGCTGACCAAGATCCAGGACCCGGCCGGTAACTACATCTGGCAGCCTAACGCGCGGGAGGGGATCAACCACCCGCTGCTGGGGCGGCCGATTGTGTGGACCGAGAAAACGCCCGTGCTAGGTACCAAGGGGGACATCATGCTGGTGGACCCGCGGTACTACTACGGCGGCGACAAGCAGGACGTCATGCTCGGGTCTTCGGAGCATTTCCGGTTCCGATCTAACCGCATGGCGTTCCGGGCAAGTCTCCGGGTCGGCGGGCGTGAGGCCATCGAGGCCCCGATCTACCTCAAGGATGGGGTCAATCAAGTCAGCCCGTTTGTCGAGCTCGATGACGGAGCTGCCACAACCTAAACGTGGGGATGGTAGAGATCGGGGCACATACGCCCGATCTCACCTCCCGAGTCTGAGTGAAATAAACGAAAGGAGAACGACATGCCATACGGCGAACTGATGAGCGAGAGGCTGACTGTGTTGGCTGTGATTCACCCCGACCTTCACCTCGGGACTTACTTCACGCCATGGATTAACATGGCGGGGTACCAGCGAGCGCTGGCTCTCTTGGACGTGGGCGACATCACCGCAACAGGAACGGTCGATCTGGAGCTCCAAGAGGCTCAGGATTCGGCCGGGACCGGCGCAATCGCGATAGCGACGAAGACCATCACGCAGCTCACCCAAGCCGGAGGGGATGGTGAGGACGTTTGTGAGATCAACCTCCGAGGCGAAGAGATGGACGCAGACAACCGGTTCTGCTATGTCCGTGCCCGCTTGGATGTGCTGGTCGCGAGCGCGAATGCACAATTCTATCTGCTGGGCGAGTCGCCGACCTACGTGCCGGTGCCGCTGACCCTGATCACCGAAGAGATCCAGTAGGCGAACGGGGGGCGGGGCGACCCGCTCCCCGACTGAGAAAGGAGCCGCGCGTGCCTTGGATTCAGTTACTGTTTCACCGGCGGATTCGAGACGTCACCGGGCGGGCCATCCTCCACTATCCGGGGGATCTGGTGTTCGTCAAGAACAAGGCGGAGGCGCAGAAGATCGTCAAGACCGGCTCCGCGATGTTCGTTGACGATGTGACCGACCCGCTTCCGGAGGGGTGCGGGCTCATGGCGGCGCACAAGCTGCTCCGCTGGCCGCCTTGGGTCGCAGCTCTGCGGCTAGACGTCACAGTGCGGGAGCCGTGGACATCGATACCGTACAGCTTGACCGTGTTCTGGGATGGGATCAAAGCGACCCCTCGTGGGCACCTCGTGGGGGTTACGCTGGGGGTTCTGCAGAGGACCGCGTTCGATCTGGCGGTCCCGTTCTGGAGCTATGAGAAGTTGGCCAACTATCACAAGCCCACGGCTGAGGCAACAGCAACCAAGCGGGTCATTCACGATCTGCGGGTCCCGACCTATGAAACGCGGCTCATGTTCTGGAAGCGGAACGATACCACCGAGGCGCTGATGAAGCAGTGGGCTCGGGAGCGAGAGGGCCGGAGCAACGTCGCTCTGGCGTTCATGCGGGCCGTTTACAAAGTCAAGCCGCGGCTACTGCCGCTACCTGTTACGTGGATGCACAGATGACGGCGCGGCGCGGGGTCTGTTACGTGGCCTACGGTGACAATGCCAGGCGAGAGGCCGAGGCGTCGATCCGGAGTCTGAGGCAGTTCCAGCGCTGGCCGGTGTGCGTTATCGGGGAGCCGGTCAAGGGAGCTAATATTCAGATCCCATTCAAGGGCAAGGATGACGTGGGGCGCTGGGCAAAGTGCAACCTGGACCGGCTGAGCCCCTGGGACGATACGCTATACCTCGACGCCGACACGAGGATTCGGGCGAAGGGTCTAGCGGAGGGGTTTCGGATCTTGGATAACGGCTGGGACCTGACGCTGGTCGGCTCCTGGCTCCTGGGCCCGCGCTGGCTCTGGTGGGTCAGCGAGGAGGAGCGACAGGCCACGCAGCAAGAGACAGGGGCCCAGTTCACTATGTACGGCGGGGGGGTTCTGTTCTGGAAGCGAAACCCTGACACCTCCCGGCTGTGGGCTCTATGGCGCGAGGAGTGGCTGCGGTACCGGGGCGCTGACATGGGGGCCCTGATGCGGGCGATGTTCCGGGCTCCGGTCCGGACGTGGTTCCTGGGCAAACCATTCAATGGGGGCGCGGTAGTCCAACACCGATGGGGAAAGGCCAAGAGGAGGTAACAGATGCCACGAATCACACGACGGTTTAGACGAGTATGGTCCCCTGATAGGCTGCTCTCGTTTTGGGAGAACGCGGACGGATCTATCAGTCCTGACATGCACGTTAACCTCCAGGTGGGCGACGTTGACGCGAGCAACGCCAATCCTATTCCGTTCATGCGGTCATTTGTGACAGGGACAGCGGAGATCCTGAACGGCGCCAATCTGTCTGATGAGATTGACATGGCGCGGATGGCATCGGGGAATCTCTACATCCCTGCGGTATGGACCGCAGCCAGCATAGGGTTCTACGTGGCGCCTGTGAGTGGCGGTGCTTTCCTCCCGTTGTATGATCACAACGGCAATCTGGTCCAGATCGTGGCTGGGGCTGTGACCAATCAGGCGCACAGCTTCCCGCCGGAGGTATTCGCTTGCCAGTTCATTCAACTCTGGAGTCAGAACGCGGGAGTGAATGCGGCTCAGGGCGGCGAGCGGGCGCTATTGTACGAGCTGAAGAGCTGAAGCAATGAGGAATATTCGTCACCAGAGGCTGGCGCCGTGGAAGCAGGGCATTCCTCTGGACCTCAACGAAACGACGTTCACGCCCAGCATGGCCAAGCGTGACGGGCCTGGGCCGTGGGCCGCTGCGCCCATCGCGCAGGGCGATTGGGACGGCGTGGGTGGCTCAGACGTACTATCGTTCCCGCGAGGCGCGAACATAGCGGGCCACTGGTATGGGAATTTTGACCCATACCAGGGCGGCGGGTTTGTCAACTTCCTGCCTGAGCAATCCAGCGGAGATCGTGCGGGCCTGGCTTACATATGGTACGTCTCTGTCGCCTATAATCTGGCCTATGATTACACCAACGAGCGCTACTCGCTGACCATCGGCACGCAGACCATGACGCTGGCCCAGGCGATTGTAGCTGGTACCGTCGAATACCTGGCCTGGGGCTACGACACCAAGAACACGCTGGACGGGACCTTCTATGCCTACATCTCTCGCAACGATGCGCAGACATTTGGGATCAACGTACAGCCGACTGTCAGTGCTCCTGCCGCGGTAACATCCATTGGCGGAGGAGGTTTCTTTCCTGCCAACGCCATTATCGCGGGCCTTCTGTTCGTGCGGATCGTTCCATGGACGGGGGCCTTCGGCGTGGATCTGGGCCTGGGCGATATAGTAGCGATACACGCTGCGGGCGCTGACATCGCTGAGACCATAGGTGCGTGGGATAGCACTTTCTCACTGCCCACCGACTCCGCCGTCGGCCCGCTGGTCACCGGCGCTGGCGAGGCGTGGAGTATGCGGCACGCCAGCAACGTAATCCCTGCTGCTGACGGATTCATGACCGCAGCCGCCTGGGCTAACTGGGTAATGGTGGGCACACCGATCAATAGCGCGGTGCTGGCCAATGCGGAGAAGATCTTCGAATGGGGCTACAAGTTTGACGCGGACGCGGCCAACGAGGGCTACTATTACCAGCGGGCGGGGCTAGCGGCGGGTTCCAATTACGTGGTTAGAGTAACCCTGCACGAGGGCGGCGGGGCGCAGGCACGAATACGGATCTGGGACGTGACCAACGCGCAGCAGATGCTCAATACGGTCGATTTCGATAGCGCGGGAGGGCACACGCGCACGGCGCCATGGTCGGAGACATTTGCCTTCGAGCTGGCGACCATTGCCCGCAGCGGTGCCGTTGCTGACTGCACGAGTTTCCAGATACAGATCCTAGAGATCACAGGCGGCGGTGCGGGCACGACTGTCTACGTCCATCAGGCAGAGATCTATGACAACCTCGTGGACAACCCGTCGATGGAGACCGGCGCGGGCAACCCGTGGATACCGGACGGGTGGGCGAATAACGGCTTGGCGGCTGGCGATGGGGTACAGGAAGGGGCAATCATTCATTCGGGCGCCAGTTCATTCAAGGTCGATACGCCTCCAACGCCTGGAGGTATCAGATACGATTGGCCGGCAACTGTAGGCAATTTCTATGCCGCTGGTGTCTGGTCCTATTTCTCCGCAGGCATTCCCAATATTGAGAGTTCTCTAGCATATAGGCAAAGCGTCGACGCTGTATGGAATCAGAATGTTACGGGGGCTGCTTGGTCTCATTATGCGACTGTGTTGCGAGTTCTTAATGTTGCTTCGCGTCTGGGGTGCCGCGGGAGCAATGTCATAGCTGTGGGGTATTTCGATGACGCGTACATGATCGCCCTTGACCCCGTCGCCCTGACCGTCACGCCCGCCAGCGAGGCGAACAGCGCGGAGAGCGGCGGCCTGCGGGTGGATGGTTACGACCTATTGACGCAGCCGGTGAACAACCGGCTCAGGGCACGCAGCGGCCTGCTCACCTGGCGCTGGAGGCCGCGACACAATCCGGCCAACCTGGTCGCCTTCGACGACGGCGTGGCCAACCCGATCAACGTCTATGCCTGGGGCGACGCCACCAATTACTTTACTGTCTGGGCGATAGCGGCGAACACGCTACAGGTCCAGTTCGACGCAGCCGGCGGCGGGCCTTGGAACGCTAACTGGGCCTGCGCGGGCGCCTGGGTCGAGGACCAAGAGCTATTCTGTGAGCTGGAATACACCGGCGCGTTCATGCAGTTCCGAGTAGACGGGGTTCCTGTGGCGACGGTGGCCAACGCGGTCGATTTCGCGGTCGTGCCCACCATAATCTATTGGGGCCTCTTGCAAGCAGGTGGTCGTGAAATCGACGCAGTATACAAGGAGCCATAATGGCAAAGTTCAGAGTAGACAATCTAGAGCCGAGGCCTGATGCCAAGATTTCGTGCCGCACGAAGGTCTACGTCGAGGCCGACGACGGCGAGGGCGGGACGATGGATGTCGAGGTGGGCCACTTTGCCGTGGAGCTAGACGCTAACGCGGTGAACGCGATCACGGGCACCAAGGCGGAACGCACCGCTCAGTATCTCGCCCTGTTCTCTGCCGACCGAAGGATTGCAGGCATTGTGACCGCAGAAGAGGCGGTCGCCAAGATGCAGGCAGACGTGAACTTCCCGCAGACGGTGGAGCTGTAGGACCCCATGCCGTCCAGGGTTCATATCGTGGTTGCGGAGTGGTCATCCTCCTGGGTGATTGCGCGGTTTGCTCGCTATCTGGTCAAGGGGAACCGCTGGCGGGTGGGCCGCCAGCCAGACCCGAGAGCTGACGTCAACCTGTTCTTCCCTTACCTAGAGTGGAGGTTCTCGAAGTGGAAGCGGACCAGCGCGGCGTTCTTCACTCACGACGAGTTGGGCAACGCGATGAAGCGGAAGCACTGGGACTACATTAGCAAGAAAGTGGCGCTCCGGGTGACCATGGCGGAGCGGTATGCGCGACAACTCGAGCCACGCGGGCGCACGCTCAATATCCCCCCGCCGGTGGAGCTGGACCTGTTCCGGTCCAGGCCGGTCAAGCGGCGCACGCCACCCGTGATAGGCGTCGGGGGCAGGGTCTACAAGTACGGCCGCAAGGGAGAGGGGCTGGTCAAGAGGCTGGCCCAGGACCGAGGGTTTCAGCTCACGGCCTCCGGGGTAGGCTGGCCATGCAGGACCAAAAGTTACCAGTGGTCCGATATGTGCAGGTTCTACCACAAGCTCGACGTGTTCCTCTGCACCTCGCTGATCGAGGGGGGGCCGATCACAGTGCTGGAGGCTCTCGCATCCGGCCGGCCGGTAGTGGTTCCCGAGGGAGTGGGGCTGATCGATGAGCTGCCCCAGGTTGACGGGATCTGGCGGTACAAGGCGGGGGACTATGATTCGATGCTGGCGGCTCTCAGGCGGGCTCTGCAGGAGGACACCGATCCGGAGGAGCTGCGGAGCCTAGTCGAGGATCACTCAGTGTCGCGGTACTGCGCAGATTGGCGGGCGGCTGTGGAGATGATTACCGAGGAGAGTGCAGACGATATGAAGATACGGCCCATCACGCCAAGGGAAGCGGTACGGTCGCCAATGGAGGATGGGGCGGTCATTCCACTCCGAAAGGGCAGGGCTCGGAAGTGGCACGGGAAGTCTGGTCTCTACATCGTCGCCTATGGCAAGATGGCGCACGATTGCGCCTATCATCTGATCCGGACATTCGCCAAGAGACATCCGACGATTCCGGTGTGTCTGGTGTGCGAGGGCTGGTCTGCGGTCAGTAAGAGGCTCCGACACGCCAAGGGAGCCGAGGTGGTCCCGCTCCCCGAGATCTTCAAGAAGGTTCTGCGGCCGATCGACATTGTGGTTGCCTCGGCTATCTCTGACAGGCGCGCGCGGGCGCAGAAGACCGCTATCTATGATCTGGCTCCTGCAGAATGGGAGTATGTTCTTTATTTAGACGCTGACATACTGGTGAGTGGGCGGTTGGAGCTGTTCTTTGACGTGCTGGCTGACGGCTGGGAGATGGTTCTCACCAACAGCCCACCAAAGGGGCCGCTGGTGTCCGATGCCCAGCGGGCCAAGTATAAAGAGGAGAACCACTACACCACTGGCGTCCTGGGCTCCAGGGACCTGCTCCAGATTGCGGGCGGGGTGTGGGCGTTCCGGAGGTGTGAGGCGACCGCGACGTTCATGCGGGGCTTTCACAAGGAATGGGAGCGGTACCAGCACACGGATCAGCAAGCAATGATGAGGGCCCTGTGGAAGTGGCCGGTCAGGGCCTGGATTCTGGGCACTGAGTGGAATACGTTTGTTCACCACGGAGAAGCCAAGCGGACCGCGGGCGTGCTACACTTTGCGACAGCGGCGAGGGCCTGGGTGGTCAAGCATGACGGCCGCAAGCTCTGGCGCGAGTGGATCACCAAGCTATGATCAAGCGGCTCAACCTTGGGTGCGGTAATCGGCTGCTCCAGTATTATGCGGACGAGTGGTTTCTGACCAGCGCTTTCCTGCAACACGAAAAGCGCCAGATCCCGGATGGTCCCGAGGCTGACGTTCTGTGGGACCTCAACGATCTGCCCTGGCCCTGGCCTGACAACCGATTCAACCGCATAGAAGCCTGGGCGGTGTTCGAGCACCTGAAGCTGGACCTCGTGGAGGCGCTGGACGAGTGCTGGCGGATCTTGACACCCAACGGGAAGCTACATGTCAAGGTCCCGTATTGGAAGTCATACCGGGCACACAAGGCTCCTGATCATCGCTGGCACGGATGGGAGCCGGGGGTCTTTGACTATTTCGACCCGCGCACCAAGTACGGGAGAGGCTACGATGCGGTGTCAGCCCGGAAGTGGCGCATCGAGTCGAAGGGCTGGACGGACAAAGACCATCATGCGTTCTACGCGACAATGTATAAGCGGTTAGATGAGGAGCAATGGAGCATGACGCTAGACGTGGAGCCTCCGGGGGGGTTCGTTGTGTGGGTGAACGGGCGGTCCCAGGCGGGCAAGTCGACGGTAACGCGAGGTCTGGCCCGGCTATTCCCTCATGCGGTGATCGTGGATGATGAGCACCTATGGTCCGAAGTCTGGGGCCGCACCTACCGCAAAGCGCAGGGGGCCCGGCCTGAGGACGTGTTCACTGACGAGGAGCCTGCGGACCCGCACGCCAGTTTCGCTTATGAGTGCGCAAGGGTCGCTTGTGTGCTGGCTAAGCAGGGGCACATGGTCCTGGTGGATATGATCGCCTCCCCTGTGGAGCGGCGGGCCAAGATCAAGCGGATCTGTCGGGACCTGGGGAGCCCGCTGTTCTGGGTCTACGTGAAGCGCGAGGAGGGCGAGACAAAGCTCCCGCTGTTCGACCGAATGACTGACGCGGACTGGACCACCGATCACGCAGTCCTGACCAAGAAGCAGAGCATCGAGAGCGTGGCCCAGTTCATCGAAAAGGTGCGACGCGGTAAGTAAGGGAGTGGGCTGTGCATCCTCACGTGCGGACCCGGCGGCGATGGGGGGTGTGCTGGGAGTGCCATGAGACCACGAAGCAGCGGCTAACCTCTGCGGGGTGGATGTGCGTCCGGTGCGGGCTATTGGCTGACAAGGAAAGGGAGATGGACAGTGCAAAGAATCACTATACCGACCGGGGCGCTGAGGCAGGAGCCCACGACGCCAGGGCATAAGAATCATGGGAAGGATTCCTATATCTGCCGGACTCCCGAGGTGCTGGCCCTGCTCCAGAGTCGCTATGCTCGGGACGGGCTCTGCCTCAAGGTGTTCCGTAAGCTGACCTCGGATGAAGTCGAGGACCCGCTGCGGCTGTTTCACTGGGGGGGCGCGAGACTGGACCGGACGATCTTGGTGCAGAACCTGTTCGCAACCTACGGCCTGGCTCCCAGAGTGTACGACGTGGTGATTCTCGACACCGGCGAGTTGGCTCAGGTGGTGCAGTATGCCAGCGGCGAGGGCAAGCCGGACATGAAGGCCGCGGAGAAGCTGGTGCGGCGGTTCCGCATTGGTATCCGCAAGGGCGACGATTACACCGAGGACCCCACCGACGCGGCGGTTCGGTATACTCAGTTTCCGTTCAAGTGGGTTGGCGGGCTGTTCGTAGATTTCGGGCGGTTTTTTATGCGGTACCCGAAGCAGTACAGGGCCGCCACCAAGAAAGCACTCATGCACCGAAGTAACCCTAAGACCGGCAAGCCCTGGAGCTATCAGGCGGTGCCGGAGCTGGGGGTGCCAGGGCAGCGGAACATTCGTCACCGGCTCAAGCATATGAGGCTCGATGACTTGGATTTCCGCGGCAAGACAGTGCTGGACATCGGCTGCAATACGGGCGAGTTCATGCGCGAGGCGCTGCGGCGAGGGGCCAAGCGAGTCGTAGGTGTGGATTACAAGCGGGCCCATCTGTGGCAGCGCACCATGGACCTCCTCGGGTACTACAATCACGACATCTACCAGCTCCAGCTCCCTGAGGAGAGCGAATTGTTCTCAGTGCTGGAGGACTCGAGCCGGTTTGACATTGTATTCTGTCTTGGCATCCTCCAGCACATGGCTGGGGGGCTACAACAGTGGATTGCTGACCTCACTGCGGATGTGCTGATTCTGGAGGGCGATGTCAAGGTTCCGCGCCAGGACTACGACGACGAGCTAGATTCCTGGTTCGCTTGGCACGAGCTGACCGGTTACATTCGGGATGAGGATAAGCGGTGTCTGTTCCGAGCCTACAAAGCGGAACGGCCGCGGATGGAGATGATTCCGGGCACGGTGCGAGAGATGAGTATTCACCGGGGGTACCAGCCTGTAGGCCGGCGATTGCTGACGGCTGAGGAGCTGGGCTGTCTCTACGATTGGGCCCTGGCTGCTCCTGCGGGCCCATGCGCCGAGGTCGGGGTCGCGCACGGCTCTTCGCTGATCTGCTGGGCAGGAGCGCGGGCTGGCATCCGGGGTTGGGTCTGGGCTGTAGACCAAGCGGATAGCTACGAGCTGCGGGAGAACATTCGCAGGTCCGAGCTGAGCAACAAGGTCCGGGTGATCACCGCGGATTCTGTGAAGGCCGCGAAGGGGATAGCGAAGGATTCACTGGCGTTCCTGTTCATTGACGCGGACCATACGGAGCGGGGGATTCGTAGGGACCTGGCAGCCTGGGCGGGGAAGGTTCGCGCTGGCGGGTTCCTGGCGTTTCACGATTTCGACCCGGACGAAAGCAAGAAGGGCAAAGGGTACGCGGTTCACCAAGTGGTGTCTGAATGGGCTCGAAGTTCCGACTGGGCGCTGAGGGCTCGGGTGGGGTTGGTGGCCGTGTTCGCCCGCGAAGGGGGGCCACTGGTCCCAGAGCCCAAGCCTGACCTCGACACCTCGGGGGCGGAGCCCGAGGTCGGGGAGCTGAAGCCAGGCTCAGACCTCGGGGCCGGGGTCGAAACGCTCAAGCTACTGGCTCGGGAGGAGGAACAGGAATGAGGCAGTGGAGCATGGTCACCGAGGGGTTGGAGATTGACGAGGGGCTGATCCGTCCGCTGGAGGGGCACATCGGGAAAGAGGCTTTCATTGCCTACAGCCCCAGGCTGACGGAGATGCTAGGGCAGATGTACGCGAGGCCGGGGCTGTGTCTCAAGGTGTTCGATGAGCTCCCGGTGGAGCTCCGAGACGGCGATTCATTGCACCTGTTCCGGTGGGGCCGGAGCCTGATCTGTGAAGCAACGGCGGTCCAGAACACCTATGCTCTTCACGGTCTAGCGCCGAGGGTCTACGCGGTAGTGGGGCTGAACGGGACCCGAATCGCCCAAGTCACCGATTACGTCCCCGAGGCCAGGCCCCAAGTGCAGGCGGACCGGGCGCTCAAGGTGGCCGTAGCCTCCGGGATTACCATGATCGATGCCCAGACTGAGCTACGGAAGCAGCTAGAGGAGTCCCACCGCTGGCGCGGGAGCCAGATCGTGGATTTCGGCCGGTTCTATTTCGCGGATCCGAAGCTGATCGAGAACCGGCTGCGCAAGCACATCTATCGGTACCACAAGAAGCCGCACAAGGAGCAGATCGGCTATCAGCCCTGCCCAGACCTCGGGGTGGGCGGTCGGCGGCAGATCCCGGAGCGGCTGAAGATGATGGGGATCAATCGCGACCTCGTGCTGGGCAAAACGTTGCTCGACATCGGCTGCAATCACGGCGAGATGACTCGCCAGGTCTCCAGGCTGGGCTGCTCCCGAGCCGCAGGTATAGATCACAAGTACATCAGCGGGAACCGGATGCTGGCCAATTGGCTGGGAGACTGGACTGTGGATTACCACAAGGCGAGTCTGCCCGACGGCTGGCGGGGGCTGGCCAGACAGACAGGTCTCGAGCGATGGGATATTGTCCTGTGCTTGTCAGTCATCGGGCACGGTGGGGGCTATCCCGCAGCGCGGAAGTACCTCAAGCGGCTGGTGGGCAAGACTATGTTTTTCAGCGGCCAGGGGAATGAGGACCGGGCCAAGTACGAGAAGGACCTGCAGCAGGATTACGACCAAGTCACCTGGTTGGGCTACGTGACCGACAACGGACGCCATCCGTTGTGGAGGTGTGAGGTATGGCCTACGGAACAATAGCGCAGCTCAAACGATACCTCGGGATCGTGGTTGCGGAGACATCGGATGACCTGATCCTGGAGGAGTGTCTCGACCGGGCGACATCGGTCATTCACCTATTCTCAGGCGGCCGGCGGTTCGAGCCCGCGGCCATGACCCGATGGTACGACGCGGTGGAGGACACCAGCTATGATCACAAGATCCTCCACACGACGGATGATGACCTGATCTGGGTGACGGCCATTCAGAACGGAGACGGCTCCGCGGTGGACCTCACAGACGTGATCCTGACGCCAGACAGCCCCAGCCCGGAGGCGTGGGTCCATCATGGGATTCGGTTCCTGGAGGGCTCCTGGACCTACACCACCCGATCTTTTCATAGCATATCGGTCACCGGCTGGTGGGGCTGGGTGGAGCGGCGGAACGTGGGCGGCAAGTTAACCTACATCACCCCGGCGTCAATCTCCCAGGCTCTGATGAGGATGGCCGGTTTCTTCTACAAAGAGAAGGACAGCCAGGTGTTCGAGGTCACCGGCTATTTCGGGGAGGGCGCAATGATTATTCCGCCAGGGTTCCCGGTGGGAGCGCTGGACATTATCAAGTCGCTGGCGAGGAAGATCTGATGTTTGACCCTCACGCGACGGGCTCCAATCCCCGGTACGGCATCCGCGAGTTCATGGAGAACATAGCAGCAAAGATCATTCCCGGAGTGCGAACCAACAACGGGATCAATGTCCCAGCCTCAATCCCTGGGGCCATCCTGCCGGTGTCATTTGTGGTGTATCCCAAGGCCGAAGGGGGGCCCTGGACGTTTGAGGGAGGGGCGACCTCGCCGATGATGACCACCGAGCTCATCGTGGCGGTGTCGCCTATCGCGCAAGGCATAGAGAGAACCAACCGACTAGCGACGCTCGACATGGCTGACGCGGTGCTCCAGACGCTGGCTGCGGATACGGGGGCGGCTCTGTCCAAGCTGTTTCTCAAGGTCCGTTGCGCCATCATCGAGGAGGCAGGGATCGCGTATCATGCGGTGATCGCGGAAGTGACAGCTAGAGGATAACAAAGGAGGCTATACTATGAGTCCGCAGACAGTAGGCCATATCACCAGCAAGCACGTCACGCTCGCTTTGAGCGCAGATGGGATTGACTGGTCGGCTGATGTGAGTGGAAGTGTTACCGCGGTGACGCCAGGCGGTGGGGAGAGCATGACCGGGAGCTCCCACGTCTTTGGGGCCCACATTCCGATCATCGGCATTGGCAAGAAAAACCCGGTGACCTACGTGATTCGGTATCCGTATACTGAGGTCGACGCTGAGATGGCGGACCTGATCGACGGCTACTTTGAGAATCAGGATCTTTGCTATCTGCGCTACCGGCCGCGGGGCTCCCAGGCTGACGGCTGGGAGTTTACGGGGGCGGGGTACTGGACCACGCCAGTCACGCCAGCCACAGATGCCACCACGGCCGACATCGTGTCGAACGAAGCAACGTGGTTCGGTGTCGAGCTGGCGCGAGGTGACCAGGCCACGACCTAGTATTGACGAATGCAACAGGGGCCCCTGGGGGAGCCTGGGGGCCCCAAGTAAAGGAGATGATCGTGCCTGAGAAGAAGCAAGACGTGGCCGAGGAGACCACCGAGGAGTCTACCCTGGCGTTCACGGTTGACACGGACGCGCTACGGGATCTGACGCTGGAGGAGTGGGCCACCCTGCAAGAGCCCAAGTCGCCTTGGGACCTGATCGATCTGCTGGCCCGCCTCACTTCGAGGCTTGACGTCCCGAAGCTCAAAGTAAGAGAGATGTCGGCTGTCGCCTCCGCGCTGGGTGATGAGATGAAAGTGCTGACGGAGGGAAACTGAGGTCGCGCCTGCACGTCTGGCTAGAGTTCGGCTCGGAGGAGGCCACGCCACCGCCGGACGTGCTGATCTATCAGGCGACGCAGCTCTGGGGGATCACTCCCAGTGAAGCCCGGCGCGAGTCATGGGTGGACCTGAGGCGGGCCCTGATCATCCGGGACGTGTTGGCGCAACACAATAAGCAGTAAAGATGCCAGAAAAAGAAGTCACCGTAGTTGTAAAAGGCAAAGACGAAGCCTCCAAGGTCATGGCCAGCATCGGCCAGAAGTTCCGCGACGTAGGCCGCGATATGATGGACGTAGGTTTCAAGATGACGTCGACGCTCACCGGGCCGCTGCTCAAGATCGGCAAGGTCGCGGTGACGATTGCTGGCGATTTCGAGGAACAGATGAACATCCTGGGCGTGGCCGTCGGGGACGCTGGCGGGGCCATGGAGGATTCGCTGCGAGAGGCTGCCATAGGCATAGGAGCCGATACTCAACTGATCGGTATTGATGCGGCCCAGGCTGCGGACGCGCTGACCACGTTTTACAAGGCGGGGTTGACGACGGCGGACATATTCGGGGGGGATGACGGCCTGAATCAATACATCGCAGAGGGAACCGACCTCACGGGTGTCTTCCGCCAAGCTGTCGACCTAGCTGCGGCAAGTGACCTCGATTTGGCCCAGGCATCGGAAGCTGTCGCTATCGGGATGAAAACGTTTTCAGAGGACACGGCTATCGGGACAAGTTTCGCAGATGTCTTTGTCAAGACCGCGGACGCGGCCGTGTTGGAGGTCTCTGATCTCACCGATACGCTGAGGATTATCGGCCCTGTGGCTGCAGCTATGGGGATCCCGATTACGGAGTTGTCCACAGCTGTAGCTATTCTCTCAGAACGAGGTATTGTGGGCTCAGAAGCTGGGACGGGGCTACGTTCGATGCTCACCAATCTCCAGCGACCCACCAAGGCCGTCAAGGAAGCCATGGCGGAACTGAATGTGAGCCTGTACGATTCCGAGGGGCGATTCAAAGGGATGCCGCGCATCATAGATGAATTTGGCATTGCCTTGGAGGTGGGCGAAGATTCTATGCACGGGCTCACCGAGGAGATGCGCAACCAGTACGTGATCGCCCTGGCAGGGACCTACGGGCAGACGGCCATGAACACCCTGCTGGAGGAGGGCACGATAGGTTGGGACCGCATGACAGGGGCCATCGAGAATGCCGCCTCAGCGGAGGAGGTCGGCGCTGCCCGGACCAAGGGATTCAACGCGGCGATGGAACAGCTCCAGGGCGCCTTTGAGACGTTTATGATCAAGGCCGGGCAGCCGCTTATTGATGAGTTTCTCATACCACTGATCGACAAGGTAGGGATCGCCATTGACTGGCTGATGACCCTGGACACCTCCACACTGGCCATCGGCATTGCCTTCGGGGTGGTGTTGGCTGCCGCCGGGCCTGTGCTGATGGTGCTCGGATTCATGGCCACTGCTATCGGGGTGCTTATTTCACCGATTGGTCTCATTGTTGCGGGGATCGTGGCTCTGGGGGCTGCCTTCGTGGCCAGCCAGGGCGGGATCACGTCCACTATGGAACGCCTGCAGGAGCTGGGCTATGTCCTGGGTGATTACCTCCTCCCCATTGTCGACTGGGCCAAGGAGGCTTGGGGCGATATTACCGCAGCCTTTCAAGAGGGCGGGCTGAGTGCCGCAATCCAGGCAGCATTCGAGGCGGTGGGTGATCTGAGCGAGGTGGTTGCGCCGCTGAAGGAGGTGCTGACCACGGCCATTGGATCCGCATGGGACTTTGTATCTGGGAAGGCTGTCGAATGGGCTGGCAAGCTGCGAGATGCGGCCGTCACAGCCTTTGACTATCTGAGCGAAAACGTACCCATCTGGGGCGAGAAGATCTGGGAGTTCGTGTCCGAGGCGTGGGCGACATTAACGGAGAAGGCCGGAGAATGGGGCGAGGTGGTCCGCGACACGGCGCTCAACATCTGGGACTATCTGAGCGAGAACGTGCCTGAGTGGGGTGAGAAGATCTGGGAGTTCGTCGGCGAGGCATGGGATACCCTCACTGAGAAGGCGGAGGAGTGGGGCGGGAAGGTAAAGGACGCGGCTCTCAATATCTGGGACTATCTGAGTGAAAACGTACCCATCTGGGGCGAGAAGATCTGGGAGTTCGTAGGTGAGGCATGGGACACACTGAAGGAAAAGGCTGTAGAGTGGGGCGGGAAGGTAAAGGACGCGGCGCTCGGGGCATTCGATTATCTGCAGGACAATGTGGAAACCTGGACCGAGACAGTGAAGGAGGTCACTGGTTCTGTGTTCGATACGGTACGCGAGAACGCGGAACCATGGGGCGAGAAAATGGTGGAGGCTATCGGTTCGGCCTGGGATTCCCTCAGCACGGCGGTCGGTGGCTGGATTACCAAGCTTGGGCCTGTCCTGACTGATGTGGTCATAGGGGGGATCAAATCCCTCTATACCAAGGGGCCTGAGTTTGTGACGAAAATGCTCAAGTGGTTGGAAAAGCTAGAGGACAAGGCAATAGCCGATGAATGGGGGGTCAAGTTCGGCGAAGTCTTGGGTAAGATCATTAAGGGCGCAATCGCTATCATCGTGGGCCTGGCTGCCACTATCGGGGGGCTGCTCTGGGCAGCCATCAAGGGTATCTTCGATTTCGCGATAGGGAAGGATAAGGAGGAGGAGCAAACAAGCGCCTTCAAAGTGTTTGGTATGCAAATTCTCGATGGTCTCATGCGGGGGCTCACCGGCAAAGAGAATTGGCAGCAAGGCATCGCTGATTGGTGGGACGCCTTTACAGGTGAGATCGTGGAGGAGTTTAATCGACAGCTAGAAGAAATAAAACAGGTTGGCAAGGATCTGGTCGCTGGGATCGCCGATGGAATTAAGTCCGTGCCTGACATCCTCAAAAACGCGGTTAAAAACGTCGTCAACTCAGCTATTAACGCGGCCAAGTCTGCGCTAGGTATACGGTCTCCCTCTACGATATTCGCGGAAATGGGTCTACAAATGATGACTGGCTGGGCGGCCGGTATCGACCACGGCGAGGCCAAGGTGATCGAGGCGGTAGGCGAGGCCGTGCAGGAGGTCATCGCCGTATTCTCCGATATGCTCACCCTGGCGCAATCGATTAACAGCATGGGCGGGATGCCCGAGCTGGGCGACTACTTTGAGCAATTCGAGCAATTGGCCATCCAAGCCGTCGACGTGATACAGCACATCCAGAATCTATTCTCGTACGATGTGATCAAGAAACTACAGAATACAGCCAAGCGGCTGTCAGTCATGTTCGACGCAGTGGTGAGGGATTTCTCTGACATCAAGGAGCTGGACCTCCCCGATATGGAGGTCTGGGCTGACGACGTGTATCGGGTGATGACGGCCGTCGTGGACGTGATTGGTACTCTGCAGGAGCGGTTTACCTACGATGGAATCAAAGACGCGGCGCTGTGGTCTGATTCTATCAAAAAGATTACGGGGCTCGTCGAGCCTGCTATCGACATGCTGGCGACAATGGCGACCTATGAACCGCTGGGGAACCTCCAAGCCCAGGTGAAGAACATGCACGCGCGGCTCCTGGAAGTGATGCCGGTACTGCTCGACCTGGCGAAAGAGTTCGAGCTGGAAGGCGTCCAGAACGCGGCCGCGTTCTACGAAGCAGCCGGAAAGATTTGGGGTCAGGTATCCTCGGGGATCGACGTTGTCAAGGCGCTGGTCGAGTATGAGCCGGCCGAGAATATCGACACCCAAGCGATGAACCTTGCTGATCGGCTGTGGGAAGTCATAAAATACTTGGGGGGCCTGTCTACTTTCTTTGAGCTGGAGGGGATGCAAAACGCGGCGAAGTTCTTTACAGCGGCCGGAACGATCTTTGGCTCAGTCTCCTCAGGGATCGACATCGTCAAGGCGCTGGTCGAGTATGAGCCGGTGGGGGACATCGTCACCCAAGCAATCGATCTTGGTGACGCGATGAAGACTGTCCTGGGGCAACTAGAGCTGATTGCGAGAGGGTTTGATGTGGAAGGGACCCAAACCGCGGCGCTAATCTTCACGGCGGCTGGAACCATCTTCGATGCGGCTGGCGGGGGGATTGACCTGATCAAGGATCTGGTCGAATGGGAAGAGGTCGGGGATCTGACGGCCAATTCTCAAGACCTCGCAGAGGCTCTAGAGGATGTGATCGGGGAGCTGGACGATGTCGCCGATTTCTTTGTAGATGAGGGGATACCTGCCGCGGCTAATTTCTATACGGCCGCTGGGAGTATTCTCGACGCGGCCGGCGGGGGCATAGAGCTGATTCTGGGCCTGCTCGACCTCCCGAATCTAGATGCAATCCCGCAACGGATGATTCTGTTCGGCGAGGCGCTGACCTCGGTCATTACTGAGCTCAAGACAATATCTGAGGACACCAGTCTCTATATCCCGGAGGCGGGGCAGATTATCCTAAAGTCAATCTCAGACGCGGTGGGAATGATCAAACCCGCGGTGGACGCCATGACCGAGCTGGCTGACTATGTCGCCGTGGCGAACCTCCCCGGTCAAATGGCAGTGCTCAAGGGCCAACTAATCATTGTGATCGACGTAATCGAGGAGCTGGCCGGGGAGTATGAGGGTGGACTGACTGACACCGTGGCGTTTGCTAAGTCGGTGGAAATCATAACTAAGGCGCTCAAGACCTCCGCCGAGGCCCTGGGGGAGATGATCAAACTGGAGGATGAGGATATACCGGCAGCCATGGCTAATTTCGGTGGCCAGATGGCCGACGTAATCACTGGTCTGGGAACCGTCACCAGGGCGATGCAAACGGCCGGCCTGAGCAACGCGGGGGATTTCCTAGAAGTCTCAGAGGAGATCCGGACCGCGATTATTGGTGGGATCAACCTCATAATGACTATGGCGGAGCCTGGCGCTGATGTGTCGCTGGTTCTAGGGGCTCTGCGGACGTTCGGTGCGGCCGTGACTGCTGGGATGGCTTCCGGAGTGGCGGCTCTGCGGTCCGCGTTAGACCAGATGGAGACGGCACTGATTAACATGCCACCGATCGGGGCGGCCTACGACGCGGGCTGGCGGATTGGGGATGCGTTCGTCCGTGGATTGGATGAGGCGCTGCAGGGTGGGGGCGGCGCCGCGGAGCCTTCTGGGGGGCCGTCGGTGCCTCCTCCTCCAGGGGGGCGGGATTCCGAAGGAGAACCTACGTCTCGCAGCTCCGGAGGGAACACGTTCAACGTCACCATCGAGGGCAACGTGGGCGCGTCCGAGATAGACTCATTGCAGAGTGCGCTCGTAATGATGAGCATGGGGTTATAGGATGCCAACCTCTCAAGACCAGATGACCTTTGTATTCTCTAACGACGAGGGAGCCGAGATCGAATGCCTGGGGCCTCTCTGGGTACGCCGATACGATGGTCTGGGGCTCTCGCGGCTGCGGAGAATCACCAAGTCGGGCCCCCAGCAGCACGGTGAAACCCTGACCGCGGCGCTATGGCAGGGGCGGGTAATCACCATGAACCTCCGCTTCCAGGCGACCTCGGAACCAGAGCTGGAGGCCCTGCGCGATGAGCTCTATGACATAATGAACCCGTCGACCACATTCTACCTAGACTCTCGCCGGGCCAGTGGGGATGTGCGACGGTTGGATGTCCTGTTCAGCGACGGGCTGAGCGGGATGAGGCGAGCGAACGGACTGTATTACATCCAAGAGGACACGGTCCAGCTAACGTGTAGCTCCGTGTTCCCCTATACGGCAGAATGGGCAGAGGAGCGATACGGTCCGCCTGCGGGCGCGGACCTTGCCGAGACTCACGAAGTCTACTACCCAGGAACCTGGGCGGCCGTCCCGATCCTCTGCTTTTACGGGCCGATGACGGGACCCGCCTGCCAGAACCTCACGACCGGGGATGAGCTGGCGTTCCTACCGGGGGCCAGTGTGCCGGCTGGAGAATACTGGGAAGTGGACCTCCGCTATGGGAATAAGACCGCTCGCGACGGTGACGGGGTGAGTGTTCTCGAGTATCTAGCAAACCCGACAGACCTGGCGACCTTTGCGGTGGACGTTTCGCCAGAGGCTCCCGGAGGGCTCAACAGACTGAGGGCGTCGGGCTCGGGGTGCAACGGGAATAGCTATACCACCATCCGCTACCAAGTGCGCTGGAGAGGCGTCTAATGCCACAGGATTTCATGGTGCGGATCCTCGACACAACCGGAGCTCCCGCGGCAATCCTGACCGGCGGCGAGGATGGCTACACCAGATTCAGCTACACCCGGCGGATCGGGACGCTGGGCACATTCACCCTGGGAATCGTGAAGCGTGCCGACGAGGGCATGACCGCGTTCCGGGCTCGGGTGGCGGTGCTGGCCATCCTCGACGGTATCGCTGAATTCTCGTGGTGTTGGCCGGAGATGGACATCGATTGGCACGTTGACGGCGTATTCCTGATCCGGTCCTGGTCTGACTATCTGTCAGTGGATGGGGAGTATTCGTTCGAGCTGATGGGGAGGGGGCTGATCGACCTCCTGGGCCGTCGCAGGATCGCGGCCTTTGTGGGCTCCGTAGCAGCCGAAAAGACCGGGGTTGCGGAGACAATCGCGAAGGAGCTGGTGGAGGAGCAAGCCGGCCCAGGAGCAGGGGCGCGAGCAATTCCTGGGCTGACCGTCCAAGCTGACGCAGCGACGGGACCTGCCCAGACCTGGTCAGTCGCCTACAAGAATCTCCTGACAGTAGTCCAGGACATCGCGTTGGCGATGGCCGGAGATTTCGACGTGGTGATGACCGGGGCGGCCACGTTCGAGTTCCGTTGGTACGATGGGCAGATGGGCGCGGACCGGACCGCAACGGTGGTATTCTCTACCGATCGGGCCAACGTGAGGATGCCGCTGCTAGAGGATATGCACCAGAATGAGATTAACGCGGTCCTGGTCGGTGGCGAGGGAGAGGATAATGCCCGAATGTGGTCCTGGCGCACCGACCCGGCGGCCATAGCTGAGAGCCCGCTAAACCGCTGTGAGGATTTCGTTGACGCCAGGAGCGAGGAGGAGCTGACGGGGCTGGAAACCCTCGGGGACACCAGACTGGACGAGATGCGTCCGCGGTATGAGCTGAGGTTCGAGCCCATCCAGACGCCAGGGATGTGCCTGGACCGCGACTATTTCCTGGGCGACAAAGTCACAGCGGAGTTCCTGGAGTACACCGGGGAGACCCATCTGCGGGGATACACCTACACTTGGACCGCAGATGACCGAACGCTGACGCTAGAGACCGGATGGCCACCAGTCAAGGAGCATACGGGGAACCGAATCCTGGACGCGCTGATCGAGGCGGTCAACAGGAACACGTCCGCCAGGTCCGAGAGTGGCGGTGGTGGCGGGGGCTCTACTCCCGAGGGGACCAAACACCACATTCTCTCGAGTATGCACGACGACAGCAATCCGGCGGGGGTCAGCGAGGGCAGTCTGATCCTCGGGGATAAGACTCCGGAGTGGGGAGAGCTGGTCATTGGTGGGGCCGGGGAGCTCCTGACCTCAGACGGTACCACCGCGGGCTGGGTCGCGCCAGGTGCGCCAGTGGCTCACGATGTGCTCAGTGCTCAGCACGGTGACACTCTAGCAGCCGCAGTATCGCGGGGCAGCCTCATTGTAGGGAACGCCACGCCGAAATGGAGCGAGCTCGTGATTTCGGCGGTTGCAGGGCACATTCTAACGTCGGACGGGACCGACGCGGCCTGGGCCGCTCCTGCTGCGCCAGCGGCTCACGACATTCTGAGCGCCCAGCACGGCGACACCCTGGCGGCGGGAGTGAGCCAGGGCAGTATTATTGTCGGGAACGCCACGCCGAAGTGGTCCGAGCTGGTCATCGGGGCTAACACGTTCGTATTGACCTCCGACGGGACCGACGCGGCCTGGGTTGCGCCAGGGGCGGGCGGGGCTCACGACATCCTGAGCGCCACGCATACAGACACCCTGGCATCCGCAGTGACACGGGGGAGTATCATTTACGGGAACGCAACGCCCAAGTGGGCCGAGCTGGTAATCGGGGCACAGTATAAAATGCTGGCATGTACGGCCACCGATGTCGCGTGGAGTTCCGCGTTTGTTGGCACCCACGTATACATTACGACCGTCGCGACGTTCGAATGTAACATTACCTGCTGGGGTACCGTGGATGGGGTCGACATCGCCAATCACCACCACTCAGGGTCCGGGAACACGAGTGACCACGTCACGGCGGCTGGCAGTAGCTGGATTGGAACAGTCAAGGGGGCGGGCGGTAACATCTATTTCCGCACATTTGCTACTGCCGTGAACGCCGCAAATGATATCAACGCCACTGCGGAGACACTGATCCGCTCCCGTAATGCGCACGTCCACAAGATATTCTCAGGAGCTGGAACTTACGGAGTAGCAGCGACCGGGGCCGTCGGTGGGCCCACCTAACGCAAGCGAGGGAAGACAATGGAGATTACGCTCAGCTCGGCCGCGCACATTCGCATGATCCAACTGCTGAATTTCTATCCATGCGAGACCAGAGGGACGATCAAGCTGATTGACCGGCTGGGGTCCCTCTTCGACCTGACCGATGACGAGAAGGCAGAGTTGGACTATCGTGAGGAGACGACTACCGCGGGGCAGGGTCGGACCCTGTTCCGAGCCGATCTGACACTAGAGCGGGAGGTCAGCCAGGCAGACGCGGACCAGCTCGCACGGGTTATCCAAAGCCCGCCCGCGACCGTGCCTTGGACGCGGTCCATTCTGCCGATATACCGGGAGCTGCTGGCCGCGTTTGGGCATGAGGAGGATGCGTGATGGGCAACACGCGCTATCGGGTGAGTGTGACAGTGCGGATCGAGGAGAACGAAGCCGGGGCGGGGTGGAGCAATCCTCACGAGCTGAATTCTGTGGTCGAGGGCTCACTTGCCACCATCCGGGAGCTGGAGCCGGGAGCACTGGCGCGGAGTATGTGCCGTGAGGGGATGGAGATCATCGCTCCGCGTCCTGTGATAGGGGCGCCGTTCGAGGTGGTCCCGGGGTCAACGTGAGCAACCTGACATGAAAGCATGGAAGGGGCTGCGATACCTGGCAAGCTGGGTTGTGCTGCTCCTGCTTCTGGCGCTGATCAGCCCTGAGGGGTGCCAGACCAAGGCGGGGGTTGCCTATGATGAGAACCCCGCGCCGACCTCGACACCGGCGGGGCCATGTGCTCCCGTGTGGATACACGGCCGGGTCTGGGACGATTACGGGGCCGAGGTGTACGGGGGGTCGGTGGTGGTCTACTCTACGGAGCAGGGAGATCAGCCGCGAGCCCGGACCGGAATCGTAGAGATCCAGACCCAGAACATTACCAGCACCTACGATCTGCGGCTGTGCCTGGGCGAGGGGTGCTACGTGCTAGAGTATCTGCCACCATCGCGAATAGCGGTGCCGCTCCCGTATCCGTTCTGTGTGCCCTGGGACAACTGGGCCATTGCTGACTGCTGGCTGGACCTCGACGTGACCAGGGCAGAACCTACACCGTGGAGCAGCGCCACGCCGATGCCCACCGCTACACCGACGCCGACGGTCACCGAATGGCTGCCCGAAGGGTGGGTGTCTGACGCGGTTGCCTTTGACATCCAGTGCTCGCTCGTCGGGGATGTGCTAGACGAGATCGAGGGACCGTTCTGGGACTATGCCAGAGAGGAGGGGCTAGGGCTCCCAGTGACCGCGCCGTTTTCGCTGACCGTCACCTATTCTACGACGATAGTCAGCCTGTACTACCAAGTGTTCGACGGTGGGGGGACCGTCCTAGCGTACCCGGAGGGGCAGCCCTGGCGAATGGCCGAGCTGAGCCCGCTGGGGAGGAGCAACAGATGACGAGCCGAAAGGCTACAAATGGGGTGCTGACCTGGGCACAGGCCAGAGTGATTCTGTCCGTGGTGGTCCCCGTGCTGATTGTCCTGATCACCTATTTCGTCATGGTCGGGGGGTTGCAGGCTCGGGTCCAGGCGCAGGAATCAATCAACGCTCGACAGGACGCGGAGCTAATTGTGTTACGCGAATGCGTTACAGACCTGAAGGCCGACATGGCTGGGCTGGTGGCCACTTCGGTACACATCGTCACGACGCTGGAGAGGATCGAGCGGCTGCTAGACAGCCAACCCGCACCATAGCGCGAAATCACCAAGTCCGCAGAGCCTGCCCACCGGGGCGGGCTCTTTGCGTTCTGGGTATTTACGGATAGACTCCCCCAACCCCTTGACAATATTATAACCGTATGGTATAATGATAGTATAGTAAGGGATGAGGGGACAGGGAGGGCAGAGATGAACGAGTCCAAGATCAGGGCGATTCTAGAAGGCGAAGAAATCGAGATCGTCACTCTCGATATAATCCAGAGTGAGTCGAGTTGGGCACACGTTTGCTGCAATGATCTCGGCATGTTCGTCTCAGAGAATGGACGCTGCTGCTTTGATAGCCGATTCGACGCCAACCCAGCCCCTCGCGCGGCCTCTGGCGGGGCACACTTCCCGGCCGCTCTAGGCGGGCTCGTCAACTCATTCGATGATTTTCTGCGATAAGACACACAGCCAGGGCGGGAAGTGTGCCCCGCCTCAAGGGGGGCGGAATGATCTACAGACAGATGAGTTTCAGCCAGTGGCTCACGCAGGTGGGGGAATGGCTGGAGCAGATGCCACAGACACAGGGACGGGGGTTGCCAGATCGCCCCTATGAGAAATGGTACGAGACGAATGTGAGCCCATTGAGCGCGGCGACTAGGGCGACGCGGGTAAGTGAGGCTCCCGATGGCTAAGACACCGCGGACACGGCGGCGCAAGAACTACACGCAGGAACAGCGACAGGCTTTGCACGAGGAGATAGTCTACCTCAAGAGTCTGGTTTCAGATCGGCGGTTGGGCTCGCTGCTGGGGATGGCGAGGTCAACGATCTACCACTGGAGCAGTTGGACACCAGAGCGCCAGGTTGCTAGACGCAGCACGATCGTAATACCTCCCGAGATGATGCGATGCCCACGGTGCGGGTTCTTGATCGTTCGGGAGCTCGGGATCTGCGACTGGTGCAGGGCTGAGATGCGGGCAGGGGTGGTCAGGCGGAGCGACCTGTCAGCGATTGAGCGGGCCAGATTCGCTTAACCCTTGACAGGGGTATACCCGTATGATATATTAAGAGTGAGCCAGCAAACAAGGGAGGGGCAGGAGGATGATCATAATTGACAAGGTATGGATTGCGAAGCAGCGAGCAATGCGTAAGATCCGGGAGGTATCAAACAAAGAGCTGGCGGCAATGCTGGGAGTCTCGGCATCTTTGATTTCGCAGTGGGAGAGCGGGAGAATCGAAGTCAGTGAGGAGATGCGACTGAGAATCATCGAGGCGCTGGGATTCACCCCGGCCGCGATGTTTCACATGGAGCGGGTGTTGGAAGAGACTGAGGCAACTGGAAAGGAGCTGCTCGGGAATGGGTAATCAGGTGACGGTACGGCGGGACGTTCCGGCAGTGTTCAGCCTGGCAGAGATGCGGGATCTGGCGGAGATAGTGTTCGATCAAGGGCTGCTCCCGGTATCATTGGACACGCCGCAGAAGGCGGTAATCATCATGGTGGCCGGGCGCGAGCTAGGCCTGGGGGCCATGCAAAGCCTGAGGGAGTTGTACGTGGTCCATGGCCAAGTCGGAATGACGGCCAAGCTGATGGGGGCGCTCTACAGGTCCTACGGCCACAGCTACACGGTACAGACCAGAACCGCGAAGGTGTGCACAATTCTATTCAAGCCGAAGGGGGGCGTAACCCAGGAGCTAACGGTGACGCGCGAGGAGTGCGACGCGGCCGGCTGGACAACGACGGGAACAGCGGGGAACCGCAAAGAGAAACCGGCATGGAGGACGATGCCCGCAGTCATGCTCAGTTATCGGTGCCTGTCAGTAGGTATCCGGCTATACGCGGCCGAGGTCCTGCAGGGGTTCCGGACAACTGATGAGCTGGGCGACGAAGTCACTGAGGACGACCCGGAGGAGGTGATCAATTCTACGGCGCGGGACGTCACAGGCTCCGAGCCTGGGGCAGGGGATCAGGAGGGCGAGGGGCAGGAGGGCGAGCCCACCAACGGCGGCAGGCCGTATCCGGCGGCCGCGGTCAAGGCGCGCATCACCGAGCTGGTCGATGGCTATGACGGGCCCAAGACCAGCGGTAAAGCTCTGCAGGCGGCCCAGCGGAATCTGACAATCCTCCTCCGGGGGACTCTACCTAAGGGGACCGCGGCGCAGATCAGCAAAATGCGCCACGGGATCATGGAATACCTGTGCGGTGTGACCAGCGCGAGCGAGCTGAGCGCGGCCATGATTTGGGCGCTGGAGCAGTGGTTGCTGGGTTCTAATGGCGAGGGTGGCGAGGGTGCCAAGGCCGAGGTCCAGTTCATCCTGAACGAGCTCTCAGAGGCGCAGCCGGAAGTAGCGGGCATCCCCACAGGCCAGATGGGGTTCTGATGGTCAAACGGCTGGATTCGGATCAGGTCGACAGCTACGGGGCATGGGCGCGGGATGTCTGGGCGCGGTACGGTGAGAGCCTGCGGAGCATGAGCTACGACCAGATTCGGTTCGCAGTTCAGGAGATGTTCGGGGCCCTGGCAACAGGGCCCGAGGTGGGCCGGATCACGGCCCACCTCCAGGAGCGCATCCGCAAAGACGCACGGCCGGCGGACGAACAGAGAAGGGGGAGAATCGGTGATTTCTACAAGTAGGCGCGTGAAGCAGGGGAAAACCCTAGGGGAGGTTCTGAGCAGTCTGGACGAGATGGCTAAAGAGCTGCGGGCCCTGGGGTGTACGGTTTCCATAGGGACGCCATCCCTGGAACTAAAGGTGTCGCCTGAGGTCAAGTCCGAGGAGAACCCGGACGACGATGACTGACACAGCCATTCGACTGGCGATCCTTGGGGCCTATGTGGGAGGGGTCCTGTTCGGGATTCTAGCGGGTTTTGTGCGCTGGGGAATGCGGAGGGCATGATGAGGGACGAAGGCAAGCAGTTGGTTCGAGAGTTGGCGGCGGCGCGGGAGAGGGCCAAGGAAGTGAAGGAGGCCGAGGTGCTAGCGTTTGAGGCACAGAAGGCCACGCCGGAGGGGCTGGCGTATAGGGCCCTGGCTGACCAGTACGAGAAGGCCAGAGACGCAGAGACCGCAGCCTATTCGGCGCTAACGCAGTGGGCAGTGACAGCCTTTGCGATCGACGGCGACAAGAAACCTGCTCCAGGGGTGACCGTTCGGGTCAGGTCCCGCTGGGATTATGACGAGGAGGACGCGACGAAGTGGGCCCACCTCCGATGCCCAGGGGCTCTAATCCTGAGTTACGATAGGTACGTCAAAGTCGCGGAGGTCCTCGGAGGGCCTGGGCGCCTGGTCAGCCACGGCCAGGCATTCGTAGCAAGGAACCTCCCCGAGGTGCCCGAGGATGGGTAGGCCGCTGGGACCTCGGAAGCGATACCGACAGACGTCCGGCAAAAAGAGACGATGCATGATGTGCGAGTATTTTCAAGAGAGGACATGGCTTGGTAACGGAGTCTGTATCAGGCCCCCGCGGCTCCCGATGCTGCCAGCCAGGGCGGCCAATTACACCTGCGGCGGCTGGCGCAAGAGAGAGGAGGGAGCATGATTCTATCCAGTGAGGACCAACATCAATTGGCATGGCGATTACTAATCGCACACCGTCTGCCATGGGAGACAACCGTCTGGTTCGTGAACTGGCCCGAGCCAACCATAGACGTGTTCATCGAGCCGGACAATATCCCCGGCGTGTTTAGCGACCCTGCTCCCGTTATGGCAAAGACAGAAACCATACGGTTGAGCCATCGCTATGACGCGCTGCATGATGCATATCGTGCAGGCTATGGGCCTAAGTCGCGAACCTTGGTTGCAATGTGGTGACAGAGAAAGGGGGCGAAAGCTGACAAAAGAGGCCCAAAAGGTGCCACTAGGATTGATTTTAAGGAGGATTCGATGACATTTGCAGCGTTTGTAGTGTGGGCGCTAGAGGGGCCCGGTTCGGGGGTCCTGTGTTTCCTGCTCATGGAGCGAGTCAAGAAGCTGCGAAAGATCATGCCAGACTGGAAGCGATTCACAGCCTGGGGCATCTCCGGAGGTATCGCGGCAGTGATCTGGGGCCTGGCGCTGGTGCTGCGAGCAATCGAGATTCCGCCGGGCCCATGGTATGAGTGGGCCAAGGAAGCGTTCCGGGTGATCACCACGGCCATTCTGGCCGGCGAGGCTGCGCACGGGCTAATCGCCCTGAGGCAGAGGGCCAACCGGCTCCGCAAGGTGCGAGCTGGGGGGACCTGGAGCCCATGAGCTCTAAAGCGCGCGGGACCTGGCTGGTGCGGCTGGGAATCTTTGCGGCTGGCCGGTGGGGCGTCAAGCCCCACCGGGTCAACGCGGTGGAGAGGGTCAAAGCCTGCAAGACGATGTTCATACGCTGGGGCCCCAGGGGCGAGGGGGAGCAAACCGTCGGGCAGGTCCACCTGGAGCCGTTTAGTTGGGGTGGCCCTAGAGAGGCGGTGGAGATGCGGGTGGGCTGGCATGAGGAGTCCGGGACGTTGCTGTTTTGTGTGATGTCGGTCCGGCCGGGACAAGGGGAGTAATGCCAAAGGTTAGGAAGCAAGACGAGGACGGGAAGTGGACAATATACGAATATGACGACACGCCAGCGCCTACAAGGGACGAGCTCCTCGAGGAGATCGAGGGGGTGCTGGCTGAGTACGCGGCCGAGGACGAGAGCATGGTCTATATCCGGCTGCCGGAGTCGCTCGGGTTCATGGACTACGTTGTGATCGCCAACGGGCAGCCTCTGTTTTGGAAGGTCAAGACCAAGGAGGCGCAACTGACCCCGGCAGAGTATGCGGGGATTCAGCGAGCGTCGCAGTATTGCGTGATGGTTCATCACATTAGCCACGTCCGCAATCTCCTGCATTTCCATGTGAAGTGGCTCGACCCACCGCCGCGCTACCTGAGGCTGGTGGATGGATGGCCGACGACATAGGGTTGCGGAATAACGGAGGCATGATGGGCGAGAAGAGTCCGGCATATGAGACGGGACACACTCAAGGAGCGCAGTGGTTTCGGATCCTAGCAGAAAGTTTGCAATTCGCAGCGGGTATGGTCGATGGCATGAATAGCAGCCCGCCGCAAGACGAGCTGGCGACGCTGCGAGAGGAGAACGAGCGGCTGCGAGAGGAGAACGAGGAACAACGTAGGCAAATCTCGTATGCGGGCAACGGCGAGGGCTATTGGGAGGGCAGGGCCACGGCTATGCTGACCGACGCCAAGGTAGGTGCACTGGTGCGACGGATGAAGCTGGGGTCTCGGGTATACAAGCGGCGTTATAATTGTGGCTGGCACACTCAGACGTGGGAAGGAGAAAGCCCTAACGGGTTCGACCTCCTGGAGAACCTGCAGTTCATCGCGGAGCCCGCCGAGGTGGTTGCGGACGACTGAGGATTATGGTATGCTGTGGGGGCGGGGGTGATCATGCCGCACGGATACGGGACCGGAAAAGCTGACGACAATCAAGGGCCGATCGTTGAGTTCCTGCGGGACGCCAGGCGGGACGGGATGCCAGTCTCCTGGGTGGTCACCTCGACCTATCCGGGGATCCTGGACGTCTGGGTGTTCATGTACGGGGAGCCTATGTTCTGGGAGGTCAAGCGGCGGGGGGCCAAGCTGACCACGGCCGAGCAGCGCATCTTTGACGCGGTGCCAGGCTACTGCTATCGCATCGAATCGGTGACAGACGCTCGGGACCTGCTGGCGAGCCGGACGGCTGCGCACAACAATTCGGGATGGCGGCCGCATTCGCGGCGGAGCTGAGAAGGAGTAACCGGATGGTGGCGCAGGGCGAGAAACGGCTCGGGCCGTTATGGGGTACATTTGACAAGCGCAAGCAAGGGCTATCCTCTCCGCTCATGTGTTTGGCATACGGGGGAGGGTTGGTGCTGGGGATGCTGGGGTTGGGCGCTTGGGGGGTGGTTCTGGCGTTGTTGCCAGGCGCTATCACCATCGGCCGTATAGCAATTACTTTGCTGGTTCCTGTGATTGTGATTGTCCTTTTACTTATTGGCTGGCTCAAGATCATCGAACGACTCACGAACCGCTACGATTGGTGTTGGGATTGGTGGTGAAGCTGAGAAGGGGTGACGGGATGGCTGAGTGGATGCTAGAGGAGAATGGTCCGCTGATGCTTGACGTGGACACGGGCGCAACGGTCGGCGAGCTGTCTGAGGACTCAGACGAAGGCTGGGCAGACAACTTGGTCGAGTTGCACAATCGCGACATTCGGGAACTGCGGACAGAGCGCGACGCGGCGCTGGCCCTGCTGCGAAAGATGCGAATGTGGGTGATGGGCGAGCGTGGCCAGGACGGAGAGTATGTCCATCTAGATGTCCTGGTCGCCCAGATCGACGCGGTGCTTGACATCTGAGGCGAAGCGGGATGAATAAACCCTTTACAGAATCTGGATTGTGTGTTATGATGGGAGTGCGAGGCTGTTATCCGATCTGACGGAGGTAGTTTTTTTGGAGTCAAACCAGAGCGACACGGGGGCAGCCTCGCAGCAACCTCCTTTCAGTTGTCGCTCTGGTTTTCTCATTGTAGCGGGGAGGAATGACGTGGCACAGGCAAATGAGAACCCAAAGGTCTACGCAACCAAGAGCGGCGTATTCGCGATAACCGTGAAGGGCAAGACGCCCTTACTGGTCAACAAGATCTTGGACAAAGACTTGGATCAGATGGAGGCCAAGCAGCAAGGGCGAAAAGTCGGGGGCAAAGAGCCACGAGATCCGGAATCGGAATGGCTAGGACATCTGCACAAGACCGCTTCGGGCGGTCATGGGTTCCCGGCCATAGCGTTCAAGAAGGCTATGGTGCGAGCAGCCAAGAGTACCGACATGGCCATGACGGATGCGCGTGCAGCATTCCAGGTCATAGGGGATGGGGAGGGGATGCTGGAGATTCGGGGAAGTGAGCCGACGATGCGGCGAGACTTTGGGAAACTACAGGGCCGCACTGGGACGGTATTCTATCGGCCCATGTTTCGAGGATGGGAGATAACGCTGAGCATCGAGTTCGACCCCGAGTTTACTACCACTGAGCAGGTTTTGAATCTGCTGCAAAAAGCGGGCAGCTATCCGGGCGTAGGCGCGTGGCGGCCAGAGTGTAGTGGCCCGTTTGGTACATTCACGATCAAGGAGGACGCATGGGCACGACATACTTTGTAGCACCGGGGGCTCGGTTCACGGGGAACGATGCGCAGGTGTTGGGTGAGTGCTTTGTGGCCTTGGCTGAGAACCAGGAATTGTCACCGGAGGCCGTGCTGAAAGAGGCACAGAGGGACACGTCGCCGCTACATCGGTTTTTCGAGTGGGGCGACGCAGAAGCGGCGAATCTCTACCGGCGAGGGCAGGCGCTCTACTACATGCGCAATATCCGCGTCCAGTTCGTTGAGGGTGAGGAGCCTATCAAGGCCATTCACCGCATAGTCATCGAGCCGGAAGAGGGCGAGGAGTCCACGGCGCAATACGTGACCATCGACATGGCAGCACGAGAGGCTGAGTGGATGGCCCAGATCATAGAACGCGAGCGCCAGGAGTTGATTGGTTGTCAACGGCGGTTGCGTCAGTATAGGCACATCGCTGAAGTGGAGCAAGTGACAGAGGGTCCGCTACAGGACGCCATCACGAAACTGGAGAGGGTGGCGGCCTGAGACGGTGTACGCAGCCGAAGCTAAGCCGAGCGAAGCAAAGCAAAGGCCCGCGAATGGTCCGTCAGGTTCGAGTCCTGAGCGCGGGCATGGACGAAGCGCAGCTTAGCCCAGCGGAGCAGAGCAGAGCGCAGCATAGCGAAGCGAACCAAAGCAAAGGGGCGACATGTTGACAGATAATCAGGGCGCACTGGGGGTAACCTAATGCCCAGATGGCGCAAGCTACACGTCAAGGCGACCGAGTCACTAGACATCAATGAGATGCCGGACGATTTCACACGAGTCTTGTGGCTGCTGCTGCCCCTGGCAATGGACTGCGAAGGCCGGGGGCTCGACAATTCTGGCTGGGTCAAGGCGCGGGCTATGCCACTGCGGGAGGATGTGACCCTGGCGCAGGTTCAGGAGGCGCTGGGGTGGTTCGATAGTCGGGGAATGATCGAACGCTACGAAGTGGAAGGCCGGCGGTATTTCTGGCTCCCGTCATTCAGCCAATACCAGGGCGACACCTCCAAAGAGGCTGAAAGCCTCTACCCAACCCCGCCAGGGCAAGAGGAGGTCCCGACAGAGGCCAAAGCAGGTCTAGAGTTAGTCGAGAGTGAGTCCAGAGTAGGTCAGGAGCTAGTCCAGAGTAGGTCAGGAGTAGGTCCAGAGTTAGTCGGGAGTAGGTCCGGGTCAGATGCAGATGCAGATGCAGATGCAGATGCAGAAGAGAACCAGATGCAGCAGCAGATCCAGTCGCCCGCCCGCGAGCCGCTGCTGGTGCTGGCCGACAGATCCGCCCGAATTCCGGTATTGCTGGCTACTGCTGCGGATCTGAGTAAACCGGCCGACCCTGCGGGTCCTGAGGACTGGCTGCCAGTATTGGGGTCTCTAACAGAATCTATATTCCCGAACAAAGGGCCGATCAACGCTCAAGAACTACAAGAACTGATCGGTGACCTCGGGCATGAGGGGGCCTACGATGCGTTAAGGGCTGCCGGAGCTGCCGGGGCCACGTCCTGGGCCTATGTGCGGGCTATCAGCGAACGGATTCAAGACGAGCAACGCGAGCCCGAGCCACCTCCCGAGCCCAGGACCAATCTCAAGACCAAGGAGCTGGAAGGGTTCCCCTGGCCGGCGGTGCTGGAGCATATTGGGGATGAGATCCAACCAGTCTGGCTAGAGGGGGCTTATCCTATAGCGTGGGATCATGGGACGCTCCGCGTGAAGGCTAAGAATGGGCGATGTGCGGCCATGCTCGACCAACGATTCAGCGGGCGGATTGCCAAAGCTGTGGGCGCGGTTATGGAGGTTCCGGGAAGGGTGCGGGTGTTGGTAGAGTGAGCGGGGAAGGGGCAGCATGGCGCTGATCGAGCCACGCCTTGACGGAATCTATGATCGCGTAGCCATCGCTGTCGAGCGGTTGCGCTCATTCGAGCCGGAGGAGGGCTACTATCTGGCCTTCAGCGGCGGCAAGGACTCGATCACGCTCAAGGCGCTGGCAGACGAGGCGGGCGTCAAGTACGACGCGCACTACTCAGTCACGACCGTCGACCCGCCGGAGCTGTTGCGGTTCATGCGAGAGCACCACAATGACGTGGCCTGGGACAGACCGCCGAAAACGATGATCCAACTCGTGGTGCATGATGGCGGCCCACCGACCCGACTCATACGCTATTGCTGTCGTGCTCTCAAGGAGCGGGGCGGCGAGGGGCGCAAGGTTCTCACGGGCATCCGCTGGGCAGAGTCACCCAGGCGCAAGAACACGCGGAAACTTGTCGAGCCATGCTACTCGACGCATCGCTCGTTGGTGAACCCGATCATTGACTGGTCGGACGACGACGTGTGGGAGTTCATTCGAGACCGCGAGCTGCCATACTGTTCGTTGTACGACGAGGGATTCAAGCGCCTGGGCTGTGTCATGTGCCCGATGGGCAACAAGCGAGGCATGGAACGCGACGCCGCCCGCTGGCCGCGATTCTATGTAATTTGGCTGCGGACATTCGATCTTATGCTCAAGAGGCGTGAGGAGATGGGCAAGACGACGACATGGCAGAACGCCCAAGGGGTTATGGACTGGTGGATCTATGGCAAGCATGGCGCGCCTGAGGGCCAGATGGTGTTATTCGAATGACCGGCACAATGGGCGCGGCACGGGGGATGACATGATGAGCCGTTTCAGCGACATTGAGGAGCGTGACCGGGAGTTCCTGTTTCGACTGGGCGAACATGCGGAGAAAAAGCCTGCTGTCGCCTGGCTACTCAGGATCGACGATTCAACGCGCCCACGAAAGGGCTACCTGGATCCAGAGCCGCACCCAGAGGACGGAGGCGACATGGAGTCCTGGCGCCTCCGGGATGTGCCTGGTGCGCCACTCTACTATGAGCGCTCGTCGCTGGAAGGCTACATATCGTGTGAGTGCCAGTCGCCCAGGGATCACAAGGGGCTCGTTCTGACCATACACCAGCCGGTCTTCGATCTCGTGAAGTACAAGCGACTCTCACGAGTGGGTCGCTTCTGGGCAGACCTGTTTGGAGTCTGAAAACACATGTCTAGAAAGAACAACGGCACGGGGGAGGGATTATGCTCACCGGTGAGATGCTGAGAATGGGTTTGATTCTGCTCCTGGCGTTTGGTGCGGCTATGCTCATAGTCAAACTGAAGATGCTATGAGGTGGTGGAGCAACGGCGATAGCTGGGACCCGCGGTGGGTGCCTCGCAAGGGGGAGGGGCAACGCAGGGCCAAACGGCGGTGGTGGGTTCTCGAGGTTGGAGCGTGGGTTCTGTTGGCGGTGCTGGTCCTGGGGGCTCTGATCCTCCTGGGCTGTCTCATTCAATAACGAAGGAGGGCGTGATGGGCAATGCGGAGATGGAGGAGCTGGAGCGTTGGCAAATGGAGAAGCTGGAGGCGGGACCTGCCAGCTCGGGGGCGATACCGTGGCCGGTCCTTCTGGGGCTGTTGGTGGGAATGTGGGTGGGCGGGCTGTTGATGGGGATCGGGGTCGGGATGCGGATGGCCTGCGGGGGGTGAAATTAGCGAATGGAGGAGGGCATGATGGGTACGCGGGCGGAACGGCGAAGAGCTGAGAAGCTGAAGGTCAAGATGCCGGAGATAGCAGCGGCGATAACGGACCGGCTGCCGACATTCAATGAGGCGCTGGTATACCTGCAATCTGTAGAGGGCCTCCTGGACCACGCAGACTTTGTGAGCCTGTTCGCAGAGTGGAGTATGGCAGAGGCGATGGCTGAGATCTCGGGCCAGGACTATGGCAAGAAGGGCGTCCTGTCATTCATGGGCGCTGCGTGGACCCTGGGCTATAGGGCAGGTGTTGAGTCGGTGGAGGGCCTACAGGAAACCTCTGAGGAGGTGCAAGCGGGAGAGACCGAAGACCCGGCCGATGTGCCGGGCTGAGTTGTAAACTATTCTGGGTTAGCGAAAGAGGGGAGGGCTTGACGGCACGGGTGGGATGCTGTAAGCTGTAGGTGATGCGTTTCGCCGCGTCATGCCCGATGGGTCCCGAGGTTTAACCCACGCCTCGGGACCCGATTCCCATACTCCCCTAGCATGGCCTTCGGCCGCGCTAGGGGTTTGCTTTGTGTCAAGGGGGAAGGATGACGCGCAAGACATGAAGGAA